TCAGTGCATACCGGCTGGGTGAGAAAGACAATCTGCACCCCCTGGCTCTGAAGTTTTTCAAGAAATATTTTCCGGGGATTTGAAAATGGTAAGACCCATCGATACCGCAAACCTTCTGGATCAGCTGGAAGCACTGGCCGGACCCAAAAAATCCATCATGCCCAGCTCGGCGCTGGATCGGCTCAAGCATCTCGATTTTTCAAGTCTAAACAAATCCCTCGATTACGGTGACGTTCACGTCCCTCGATTAGTTGGTGATGATATGGAAGATAATGATGAAAGAAAAGACCATGAAGAAGGCGAGGATGACGACATCGGCAAAGCCTCCGATTCAGATTTTGTCCTCCAAGCCCTGAAGGATGAGACGAAAGGGATGTCCTCCTATGACCAGGCTCTGCAGACCGTCCAGGACCCCAAACTCAAAGAGATCCTTGAGGCCATCAAGGAAGACGAAACCAAGCACAATGCAGCCCTGGAGGCCTGGCTGAAGGATAACGATCCAGATGCTCTGGAGGGCCATGAAGGCGAGGAGATTCCGGGTGAGGAGTCCGAAGATGGAGATGGGGATGGAGATGGAGATGAAGCTGCAGAAGGCCTGGACGAAGACGTTGATGAGCCTGGAGAAGAAGGCCTGGCAGATGATGACGAAGACACCGAGAAGGATGATGAACCGAGTGGCGATAAAGTCCGACCTCATAGACGACATTCGGGAGATCCTGGCACAGCATGAGGCTGGCGAGGCTGAGAAAGGCGAGGATGGGCCTGGTGAAGATGAGGACGACCTTGAGAAAGGCGATGGCGAGGGCGGCGAGGATGAGGAAGCCGAAAAGCGGTGCTCCAAGTCCATCCATGTGCCTATAATAAAAGGCGACCAGCAGATCGTCTACGGAGTCGTCTCAGAGCCTGACACGATCGACCTTCAGGGAGATCGCCTGAGCAAGGCCGAGATCGTGAAGGCCTGCCACAAGTTCATGATGGAGAGCCAGAAGATCGGCAAGGAGCATACGGAAGAGGCCCGGGCAGACATCATAGAGTCATACATCGCCCCGGTGGACTTCAAGTGCCACGGCCAGATCGTGAAGGCTGGCTCCTGGGTTATGGCGGTCAAGGTTCATGATCCAGCACTCTGGAAGGCCATCAAGAAGGGAGAAATCACCGGTTTCTCCATAGCCGGCAGAGGCGATAGAAAACCATTCTGATTGTAGGACTATTCTTAAACAAATTTAGTGAGGTGGCCACATGCCCACGGATGATCGCAATGATCTATTCAATCTCGAATTAGACGAAGTCTCGATGGTCGGCAAAGCGGCCAACGGGAAGAAGTTCTTGATATTCAAATCAATGAAAGGTGTGAAGATGAATAAAGCCAAGCCCGCTGGGGCTGCCAGGGCCGGAGCCGGCGGGGCTCAGGCCACTGTGAGCAAGGCAGATATCCTTGACATCGTCAAGACGGCCATCGCTCCAATTGTAGAGGATAACAGGAAGCTCAGGAAGGACCTGCAGAAGCAGACCGCTGTCCTGAGGAAGAAGGACTATGTGGATATTGCAAAGTCCGAATTCAGCGAGCTGGCCACGCCTGAAGAGGGAGCCGAGATCCTCAAGTCCCTCGAAGGCCTGCCGTCCGAGGCAAGAAAGCCCATCCTGAAGGTCCTCAAGCAGGCAAATGCAGTCAGCAAGGAAGCCGGCAAGATGCTCTATCATCCGCTCGGCTCCAGCAGGCCTGCACCGGGAACGCCTGCAGATGTTTTTGAGGCTGCCGTCCAGGAACGGATGAACCACATCCAGAAGTCCGATAATCCACCCAAGAACGCAATGGTGGCCCACGCTCTGGCTACCAAGTGGGTCGTAGAGAACAGGGACGATCTCTTCAAAGCAATCACAGGGGGTGAGTAGACAATGGCTCTTGGCGTAAATCCTTATGAGATCTATTTCGGGCCGACAGATGTCCAGTCTTATGCACCCAACGCCGATCTGGAGGGGAGCTACCAGTGCTTCGTGAAGATCACGGGAGACAAGCAGGTTGGAGCAGTCACCCTGGCCACGAACTTCGCTCTGGGAGTGCTGATCAACAGACCAAACAATACAACCGGCCCCAGCCTGGAAGCCAAAGTGCAGACCCGGGGAACTGCAAAAGTCAAGACCGGTACAGGTGGCCTCGCCGCAAGTGAGCTTGTGACAACCGACAAAGACGGTCTGGGCGCAAAGCTCGATCCAGCTGTCGGAGGCGCTTATGCATATGGTCAGTGTGTCGTGGGTGCCGCTGTTGACCTGGCTGCATCGGTAGTGCTGTTTGGGGCCCCGGTCTGGATACCCGAACCTGCGGGAGAGTGAGGTTACAATGGTAAATTTTCATAGTTTAGCTGGCTTTGCCGGTAAAGTGGTCAACCTGGGCCCTCAGACCGCCCATATCTGGAAGGGATTGGATTATGGTCAGATCATGGTGGCCCGGATCCAGGGCGACTACTCTCTGGCCTACAGGCAGGAGAAGTCCGACTTCATCGGAGATCAGTGGTTTCCGCTGGTGGATGCCAAGTTCATTTCGGGCCTCTATCCCAAGTGGAACCTGGGCATGTTCTTCAACGACTACGTGACCACCTGGCGGCCCGGCACCATGCCAGCCATGGGAGACGTCAATCTGGACGAGCATGGCAAATTTGTCTGCCAGAGGTACGCATGCCAGATCCCACTCGCCGATGACATCCCCTACGTGGCCGATCCGGGAGTCGATCCCAAGTTCGCAACCACCGCGTTCCTGACAGACGTCATGGACCTGCACAAGGAGCGGGTCATAGCAAGCCAGTACTTCCAATCTTCCGACACGGGCGGCTCGAACGTATGGGGCACCAACTTAAATGGCGTCACATCCGGAGAGAACAACACCAGCACCTTCCGCAGGTTCGATGACTACATCGACTCCGATCCGAGGGGCTTCTTCAAAAATATCAAGCTGACCGTCAAGAGCAAGACCGGCAAGACACCCAATTCTGCCGTTATGGGTGAGCAGGTTTACGAGGCCCTGAGAATCCATCCCCAGCTCATCCAGTGGTACCAGACAGGCGCAAACACCGTCCGGAGTATCACAGAGCTGAACGAGGAGGCTCTCGCCAAAGCCCTGGGCATTGACAGGATCCTGGTCGGCAAGGCCATGTATAACACCGCCAAGCCAGACGACGACGTGGCTCTTGACTGGATCTTCGGCAAGCACATGTGGGTGGGATACATCGATACTCCTGGACCCATGAAACCCCTGGCCGGCATGAATCTATCATTCACCGAGCCCTTGGGCGGCTTCAACACGGCTTTCACCACCGTGCCAGACATGCTCACCCACGCCGAATACAACCAGGCATTCCAGTGCTACGCACCCGTCATCATGGGCGAAAAGCTGGGTGCCATACTGGCAAACGCGATCAGCTAGGCTCTAGGAGGATAAATGTCAACGAAAGAAAAGGAGCTGCACCTCAATTCAGGGCAGCAGGGAGAAGCTCCTCCAATGGCCATGGAGTCCAGGGCCCCTATGGGGACCGGGGCTCCCCTCGCTACCCAGGAGAGAGAATATGTCGTCCTAAACACGTTCTCAACATATGTCGAGGGCAAAAAAGTGTATTACCGGCGAGGTCAGATAATCCCGGAAAGCGTCACATCCCTCTGGCTCAACTTCCAGGCTCTGATCGGGACTTATATCACGGAACGAATCGGCAGGAGGGCATCGACATGAGGATGCCCATAACCCAGAAGAAAGTCGGCAACATCGGCATGGATGGAGCGGCCATCAAGCAGGCCGAGATCGAGGAGCTACATCTGCCCAATGATAGCGGAGCCATGACAAAGGTCACCGCCACGGCGGATGACATCAATAATCTCAATCTCACTTCAAGGAAGTTCATGGTCTATTCGGCTGTGGCTCTGGCAAAGGGCGACCTCCTGCACATCTCGGGCTACGATGCCATCAATGATGTGTTCTCGGTCGAGAAGGCTGATGCAGACACCTCCGGCAAGCCCGCCCAGCTCGTGGCGTTTGAGGTCAATGCGGGATCAGCCACATCCCTGGCCTCTGATATCGAGGAGCTAACCGGCCTGAACACGAACGCCGGAAATGTGGGAGATCCCGTCTACCTGAGCGCAGCCACGGCAGGAAGCTGGACACTGATAGGGCCGACAGGCCCCGATCAACTCAAGCAGATTGTCGGAAGGATCAAGGTCAAATCCGAGACAGTCGGCAAGATCATGTTCAACATCGTCAAAGCCGAGGTCGTGGCGACCGGCTCCTCGGCCCTTCAGCCATCGTCTGTTCTGAAAACCAAGCTTGCAGGAGGTTTTAGTAAGCTGGCCGTGGCCGATGGCACCGCAGCCGCCACAGATGTCACCGTTGCGGGCATGGCCGTAGGCGATGAGCTCGTGAGTGTGCTGGCCCTGGCGACCAAAGCGGCTATCACATCGATGGCTGATCGCACCTCCGAGTATGTGGTGGGTGCTGGCAAGCTCACGAAGAGCGCCGGGACGGATGAGACAGGTAACCAGCTCCTGATCTACTGGAATAAGCTGACCTGAGCCGGTTCAAATAATTTCGTGAGGTTTCATGGCAGATGATGAACCCGAATCCACTTACACCGGTGACCCGGCAGGCCGTCCCATAGATGCCGTGCGGCTGGAGCTGGGCAAGACTGTGAGCCTCAAGTATCTCACAGACTCCGAGATCTCCTACAATCTCATACGTGCTGGCAATCATACCCTCCTGGCAGCCTCCTACTGCGCCGAGACAATCGCAGGCATGTGTGCCGATAAGGCCGATAAATCAATGGACGGCTCAAGCGTATCCTGGAGCCAGAAGGCGGATGCATGGAGGAAGAAGGCGCAGGCCCTCATGGACCGGGCAAAGAATCCAGTACTAACTCCCCAGGCATCACACTCCAGGACACGAGCACCTCGCAGGTTTAGTGTCGGGCAGCATGACTTCCATGGATCGGGATACTGGCCATGAACGACATCGACAGCGAGTACTTCGCCGAGTTCAAGACAGGCGTCAATAATGCATGGCATGTCGTGCAGAACACCTGGAAGATCGTGAACAGCCTAACACCGCCCACAGCCGCGGGCCCGGTGCCAGCCGTGCCCTTCCGGGTGGCTATTACGCTGGTTACCGTGCCGGCGCAGGGCACCAACCAAGCTCATGAAGATGTCGTAGGCGATGTCTTCGTAAACTCCGAGAAGATCTCGTTCGCTGAAGCGACCAGGCTCACCAATAGCATCAGCCTAACATCGCTGCCAACTATCACATGCTTGGATCTGGACTGTCATATCCTGGTGGAGTGCATCACAGTCTCGGGCGCACCGATCTACCAGAAGACACTGGTGCCAATGGAGATTATCTGCTTCCCCAAGACGCGCATATTCCGGGATCCCAAAGGCTCGGGAAATATGCAAACAGACTACGACATATACACCGAAGAGGCGCTGGGAATCGGAGACTTGATCCGCTACCCGGACCCGCACCAGGGAAAGACGATTGAAATTTACGTCAAGAACGTCTCGGGTGCGGTCGACCTCGAAGATAATTCTCAGCCCTTTAGGGTTTTGAACTGTGCGTAAGTGAAAGCGCCGAAGCTTTTTGACTGCGTTCAAGAAGCAGATATTAGATATTTTTTCATAATAATAAAATTCGTGGAGGTATTTTCTATGGCTGAATACAATCCAAAGGGAATGACCGATCAAGATTTCGCCGATTTTTGCGAGCTGAAGACCGAAGAGGGAGCAATACCAGCGGGCCGGATCGACTACGTGACGGGCAAAGTCATGTTCAGATCTGGAGCCGGCTATCTGCTGGGCATCCCGGACTATATCAAGAAGTATGGCTTTGACCCAGCACCTGTCTGGGACCGCATCAAGGCCTACCAGAAGAAGACCGGCAGGTTCACCGAGCCCGTTGAGATCGTTTACATCCGGCCCGCCAGGAGAACGCCGGTCAAGCTCGGGAGGCATTGAGCATGGCAGAGGACGCGCCTGCTCAGGATATCGCCTCCACCTGGGATAAGCTGGAGAACTGGAAGCGATGGCTCCTGGCCGCAGAACTCATCACGGGCACAGTGCTCCTCGCCCTTGCAGTGTGCCTTTTCGCCATACTGCTTGTCTGGCAGGGTAAGGCCGAGCTCGGAATAGATCTTTTCAAGTACGTCCTGACTGCCATGATCGGGCTGATCGGGGCCGTGGTGGGCTACTACTTCGGCAGCCACCAGGTGGAATCAACATGAGCATTCTTTCAATTCCACTGGCATTGCTGCTCCTCTATTTCCTGGTCCTGGTAGTGTGACCGCGGAACGGATTTTTTGGCTCTGGTGATTCTTTTGGAAGCGTTAGCAAAACTACGGTTGGATTAAATAGCTGATTGTTCAGAGAAAAAATCATGCCCCCGAAAGAGTTTGTAGGTCGCTATATCTCGGTCTATTTTGATACACGCGAAGAGAAGACTTTCTGGGAAGAGAAGGCCAAAGAGCATGGCACGACCCTTAGCAAGCTGGTGTTCGAAGGCCTTGAAGCCTTGAGGGTGAAAATTGATAGCAATCCCCGGCCAGATCTGCTAAAAGAGAATGAGTCCCTCAAGGAAAAGATCGCTAAGACCGAGCGAGAGATCCGGCTGCAGGCCAACCTCATCGAGAAATATGAATCTGAACTTTATCGGGTACAGCATGCCGGCTTCAAGGAACTTACGCCGGCGGGCGAAGGCATGCGCAGCTACGATATCAATCTCATCAGCCTTCTGAAATCAAACAAGAAGACTCTGGACAGCAAAGCTCTTTTTGATGCGTTAAAGATAGACCCCGGCGATCTAGCTACAACTCGCTTGGTCAGGAATCAATTAGAAGCCCTGCAGCGCTATGGGCTGGTGAAGGAAGATTGCCAGGGCTGGAAGTGGATTAAATGAACGAGGCAATGAAGTATTCCTGCCGGGCTCCATTGAGCCCAAGTCAACGAAGCTTCAATAGCTTAATCATAGCTTTTCAAAAAGATTGTGAGTTGCGCAAGTTTGCCACTGCTGAAGGCTATGCTCAAACAGTGCACCGGTTCTGCCTCTGGCTAAATGAGCGAAATATAGACGTTACTGTGATCTCAAAAATTGATCTCAAGGATTATCTCAACTATTTGCAGGAAGAGCGCGGCTTGAAATTCAAATCAATTCAGCGCGGATTTACCGCAATTAACTGCTTTTATTCATACCTGGAGGAAGAAGAGTTAATCGCCACCAATCCAATTCCGCCTTTTATGAAGCGCTATCTGAGCGTATATAAAAATGACTCAGATTCGGAACAGCGCCAGATAATCGGCATTGAAGATGCTGCAAAGCTGGTGAGCGCGACCTTGGAGACGAGAGACCAGGCAATGATTTTGCTTTTCTTGAAAACAGGGATGAGACTGGGTGAGCTGGCCTCTTTGGACGTTTCGGACGTGAACCTGCATGGGCTCAGCCTTACTCTGAAAGAAACAGCAAAGCGCTCAAACAAATTGCTGTATTTCGATCATGAAACGGCTGATGTCCTGAGCCACTGGCTGACCATCCGGGCCCTGAGGAAAGGGCATAAACATCCAGCTCTGTTCCTATCAAGAATAGGCTTGCGCATGTGCAAGAACCAGATCGAGAGATTGGTTGCCAAGCATGCGGAAGTAATCGGACTGCACGACCCCGAATCGAATAAGCTGGCTGAAAGGTTCGGGCCTCACTGCTGCAGACACTGGTTCACCACCCATCTTCTCAGGGCCGGGATGAGGCGTGAGTACGTGAAATGGCTCCGGGGCGACACGATCAAGGAAGCCGTGGATATCTACTATCACATAGATCCGGAGGATGTGCGCAAGGAATACATGACGCACATACCGCAGCTTGGGGTGTAGGGGGGGGAGGGATTCTATGACACTACATTAGACCATGTTTGCCAGTTCAGATCAGTGTTTCTGTTACGTGATATAGTTTCGAAGCATTTTTTGGATTGGGATATAAACAAAGCAAAGATTATTATACTCATGATTGATAATGACGTTATCGAATGTGATCGTTGTGATCAATATGGATACAAGCGATTTTAAACCATCTGGCGAGCCAATGACTGAAAATGATATGGTAGACCTATGTGCGGAAAAGGTCTATGCTTGCTTTGGCGATGGTAGCAAGCGTGAATTTGTTACGGTTATTATAGGATCTGGTGCATCGGAGTCTCCCAAAACTGATATTCTGAAAAATGCCTTGGTTTCAGAATTGACGGAAGACGTTTTCATGGCTAATGCAATGGTGCATTTTGGAAGAAGAACAATAAAAGATTGTACGTTAGAAGAATCGTTCTCTATTTATGCAAAATTGAATAATGAGACTAGTATATATAAATTTTTAAAGGATAAAGATATTAATATTCGTGATGATGATATTTATCCAACCAGGGGTTATGAGTTTCTTGCGCATCTAGTTAATAACGGATTGGTGCATAATGTAATAACAACAAATTTTGACGAAGAGATGGAAATATCACTTGACAATGAAGTTGGCAGAGAGAATTACAGGATAATTAAAAGCATAAGTGAATTTGACGCATTTAATATGGAAATAGAAATTAAAAAGGAGAAAGAAAAGAAGATTGGGAAAGCGGTAAAAGAGGAATTAAAAAAACCGATATTGTTCAAGGTTCATGGAACAATAAGCTATCCACGCACTATTAGAGCAACGATAGACAATGTTAAGAAATTTGAAAATGAGAAGCTAAAAGCGATTAAGTGGGTCTTGTGCAATACGAAAATTCTTATAATAATCGGATTCGGTTTCAGGGATATAGATTTTCAAAATGCCTTTTTAGAAGCCCTTAAGGAAAAAGCAAATAAAGAGAATACTGATGATAAAATCTTTATTTGGTGGATTCATAGAAATAAGTCTCGCCAACAGGATTATAGAAAATTTCTCGATTCAATGACGTATAGAGATAGCATCAAAAGACGAATCGAAGGAAAATATTTAATTGCAATGAAATCCGACGACTTTTTAAGGGAGTTAGCAGAGCGTATTGGGAGAATGGATAATAACAAAATGATACCAACAATCGCTCGGCACAATATTCGAAACATATTAATGAGTTACTCTGATTCCAAGGAAGCAAGAAAGAAACGATTTTATATTGATCCCACATCCCGCAGTAAGGAAATGCGAAATTATATTTTATTTTGACAAATGATAGAGTAAATAATTTGCAAAAAGGTTATTGATGCAGTAAAATTATCACAGGCACTTTTTCCCTCGTATTTTAGCTTCTCTTTA